TGCTGCTAGTTTTTGAACTCCAATAGATAAACCAGCAAATGCAGGGTTAGCAATCATTCCTGTAATTGTAGATGTAGGTGTATCTTTTACACGAGCCAAACCTTCTTCTTCAGAAGACCCTGCACCCATAACAAATCCTTGTGCAGCTCCTAATCCTAACAGCCTTGCCCACATAGGCACAACTGCAGCTAAAGATGTACCACCAGTAAATGGAGCTCCAACTGCGGATGCAATAGTAGTTCCCACAGCAGGAATAATAGCACCACCAACTTCATATTTTAAAGAACCTTCTTTAGACTGAGCTGACTTTAACTTTTCTCTCTCTTCTTCTAGAGCTTCATCGTAAGTGACATCTGGACTGAGAGCTTTTACACCTGCAATAGCCTCATCTGCAAAGTTAAATAATAAACCTGTAGCAGTAAGCCTTGCCCTATCTGCCATTGTAAGACCTGATTCTGGGTCAACTTCAGATTGTGGTAAAACCTCCAAACCTCTTTCTGCAAGAAGTCTATCTAGCTTTTCAGATGCACTCTCAACGTGACCTTCTTCGTGTGCCATTTTAATTTCTCCCTGCTATTTCTTCTGCTAAAATCTCTAGCATTTCTGGAGTATACAATTCTTCTCTATTAGGATTTGCTGCCATTTCAAGTAATTCGTCTATATCCATTACTGAAATTGATGACTTAAAATATATAGTTTGACCTAATCTGGCTTTTGTTAATCGTTCGTTTGCATATCCCTGAGAATTTAAAATATCGTAAGTTGTCTCACCATCGTTATATTTTAAATATTTTCTAGCTCCTGGATACATAACATCAAATGCATCTCCAGCACTATTTATCATACCTGTTACAGTAGATTCCCTTAATGCTCTTTTATTTGTTATTGTTTTAGCACCATCTCCAACTTGTGGAAAATAATCTCTTAATGCATTTGCATACTCAGTTGGTCCAATCGCTGCACCAGATTCATCACGCAACTGAGCAGCAACCCACGCTTGTGCAGCGTTATGGTATTGCCTTGCTTCAGTGCTAAGACCAATTGTTCCTAATCCAATTGAATCCAGTAATCTTATTTTAGCAAGATCTTCAACAGTTGGAACATATCCTCCAGCCATAACATTTAAAATAATTCCTTCTGTGTAAAGCATTTTACTTCCAAAAGTTGCAGCTTTTGTTTGGTTTTGATCAAATTTTTGAGATCTTGTTTTTAATATTTTATCTAAATCTAAACCTTCTGGAACTGGCAAGTTTGTAGTTTCAGACAAATCAATTCCTGGTTTATATTTCGTAACTTCTTTCCCATCAACAATGTCTGTATATTCACCACCAGAAATAAGTTTTTGGTATTTACCAGAGTATTCGTTTCTTTCTGTTTGAGTTACATTTATTGCAAGGGTTGGATCAGCAAGTCTAATTCCAATATCATTAACCCTATCAAACATTCTTTCAAATGTTGCTCCTTTTGGTTGTACAATTCCAACTAAACTTTGAGATAACCCAAATTGTGAGGGTGTTAATAAAACAGTTCCTTCTGAACTTCTTTGTAGATTTAATCCTAGTGTTGTATTTAATTGAGCAAGATTATCTTCTGAAACACTATAAGGTGCAGGTTTTTTAGCTCCAGTAGTAGATGAAGCTGATGTATCTTCAGCAACACTTACAACATTATCTAGGGCTTTTATACTAGCAATTTCACTGGCAGGAACATAATCTTTTTTAGTTGTGCCATCAGACATAGTTACAATAATTGACTTGTAAGCTGTTGCTCCTGTGGTAGATGGCTTTAGAGCCTTCATTAGATTAATAGCAGTCGCTGGAACGGCAGCTTCCGCTTTTCTATTTGCCTCATCAATTCCCATAATATATTCGGCTGGAGATCTCGCTGCACCTGCTGCAGAACCAAATAGTGTAGCCCCTGGCTGACTTGCCAATTCACCCATTTTACTAAAGTATAAAAATGCTGCCATTGCTGGGTCAACTTCTCTAGGCTTTCCTGCAAGAGCTTGAGCAAGGTTTATGTATTTATCATCAACTCCTACGTCTTTTAGAACACCAAAAGGAACATCTTCCATATCTGTTCGTGATACTCCGTTTTCAGCCATTACCTATTTGCCCCCATGTAATAAGCACTACCCAGCGTTCCAAGAGCTCCAAGTGTTTGACCATACACACTTGGCCCCTGCTGTTGCTGTGTTTGTGTATTGTATGAATATTGTTGCGTATTATATGGAGCCCCTTGTAAGGCCCCTAGTGCAAAATTTAAATCTTCATAAGGCTTTTTTTGCACATCGAGATAGTCGGCATACGCTAAATCTAAAGCCTGTTGATCTAATAATCTTTTTGCTTCCCCAGTGGATATTAACCCTGCTGCAGCTTGTTGTTTTAATCCTTGAGTAAGAGTTGCAAGATTTTGATATTGCTGTGCAGCCTGTAATCTACCTGACTCTTCTGTTTCGTAAGCACCTCTTGCTGAAGCATCTGCTGCCATTCTACCAGCTCTATCGGCATCAAATCGACCTGCAGCGAACCCTAAACCTTCAGCTAGACCTCTTGCTCTTAAATCAGCTTCGCTTTGTATTCCCTCAGATCCAAGAAACGCCTCTCGAACCCCAAGACGAGAACCAAAAGCCCCAGACTTTGCTGCTTGTGCTCTAGCAGAATTTTGTTCTTGAGTGGTTCTGTCTTGTATATCTCGTATTGCTGGGTTCATAGCATCAGAATAAATATCTAAATATTTTTGACCTTCTGTGCCTTCACCTATAGCAAAATCTTCACCCATCATATCTCCATAGAGATCTTGATAAGTTACAGGAACTTCTTTGCCAGTGGTTGGATCTGTCTTTGTTCCTAAATATCCTTGACCAATTTGATCCATAAATGTTTTAGAAGATTGTGTATCAGCAACTCCGTCACCGTCTGTATCAAAGCCACTTATATAGCCTTGATATTGGTTTGCACCTTCGGTCAGCATTCGTCCAGCTTCTTGCTCTTCTAAAGAAAGCTTGCTTTTAGGTATTCCTTCTCCAACACCTGAAAGATCATCAGCTATGGCTTGTGCAGCCATTGTATCACCAGCTTGCGAGGCAGCAGTCCCATCAGCTAAAGTGATTTGACCATCACCATCATAATCATATTGTGTATTAAAATACTCTGCAATTCTTGGATCTAGATAGCCTTCAGGTATTATATATTGACCAGCATTAGGATTCGGAGTTGTCCCATCTTCTAAAAATTCTGATTGAAACTCTGGCTCTACTAAACTTGCAGCTTGCCTAAATATGGCTTTACCAGCTTGGCTTACCCACTCTGGAAGTTGCGTCCCTGCTAATGTTTCCGAAGACGATTTTAAGTCAACTGGGGCAGTAGTAAAACACATATTATATCTCCATATACATTGAGCCAGCCTTGGTTAAACCAAGTCGCTCAAAAAACTTATCTTTTCTCTCAATGTCCCCTGAAAAAACATGACCAAGCGTAATTTTTAACTTAGCTGAATTTCCTGAATAAATAAAGTTCTTTACTAATTTAATTGCTATTGTTGATTTTCTGTTTTCTGGTTGGACATAAAACCACAAATCTTTTAAGCTTCTTTCATCCGACCACCAATCACAATTTATAGTGCCAGCAATAGACCCAACAATTTTGTTTTTAACTTCCGCAACTAGAACAATGCCTTCTTCTAAAGCAAACTTTATAGTATTATATAATTTTTCTGGCTTAACTGGAGCCAGTTTTATTTTAGTCTCTGAATGCATATTTAATAACATTTCATAGATTGGCTTTATATCTTGCATTGTTGCTTCTCTTATTTCCATTACATTCCGCTTAAAGCTCCCATTTCAGTCTGTGCGGGTGCTTCCTGTCGTTGTCCTCCAACTTGAGATATAATTTGTTGTAACTCTGGTAGTAACTTCATTAACACATCAGCAACGGCTGGAGTTATAGCACTGTCAATCATTCTAAGCTCTTCTGGAGCCATATTAGCTATACGAGCAAGCAAAACTGCACCAATTTCCTGAGAGGGTTGCATAAGCCTAGCAACAGCTTCTGGAGGCATTTCAACAGAAGACCTTTTCATATTCGCACCTTCCATTGGTGGCATGGGTGGTCTTTCCATTGGAGGCATTGTATCCATAGCAGCGTCCATTGCTGGTCTTTCGCCCATTTGATCTTCTTCAGCCATAATTATATCTCCTTTTGTTTATAAAGCACTGACCAGTCTGTTACTTTGCAGAATGATCCTATAACCCAGCAAGTCGGCTCTAGAATTTTCCTGTAAACTTTGCCTAAGTAATCTGGCTTGTCTCTTTCACCATATATATAAGCAATTTCATTTGCACGATGTCCTGCAACGTGTTTCCAGAACTTAACAAATCTTCGTTTGCGCATTTGCTTAACCATCCACACAGCCCACACATGATAACCATTAACATGAGTTGGAGTTAAGTAATCTCTTGTAAATCGGTAATCCAAGACAACTTCTTTTCTTGTTAGCAATCCTTGTTTCATTAATTCATTACAGATAACTCTGCCACCAATAATGCTACCTAAAGCACCACCGATAAATGAACCGATTGGACCGAATGCAGCTCCAAAGAATTTACCTACAGCACCAGCACCAGCCGACTTAGCTGCCTTAACAGGATCTCTTCCTAAAGCTAACTGTACAATAAAATTACCAGCAGCTCCACCAGCAGCACTTCGAAAGTTTTGAGCACCAGCAGTTCCTGCTTCCCCAAATGGATTTAAAACACCTCCATCTTCAAAAAGTGGTTTATCACCAAAAATTGGCATACCTTTTCCTATAGCATCCCTACCAACATTTCCACCAAATTTTTCTATACCTTCTTTCCCTATTGCACCTTCTGCTGCGGTTGTTGATATTTCTCCACCTTTCATTCCAACATCTGTTAATTTTTCATATTCAGGTGTTTTAGAAAGATTTTTTAAATCTTTTACAGAAAATGATGTCATATCTGCTGCAACATCCAAACCGCTTTCTGTGAATGGAAGTCCTTCAGCAAATGTTCCACCAGTAGCAAGACTTGATCCAATGCCTTCAGCAACTTGACCCAATATAGGGGCTATTTCATTTCTCATTATTTCTTTAGGAGTTGGCAAGCCTTCTATTTCACCGTTTTCTGCTATAAAAGCTTCATAATCTTCCATAAGTTTATTTTGGTTATCATCTGCTGGGTCATAAACCACTTCACCTGTTTTGACTTTAGTAACCCAATTAAGAGAAGGCATTATTGATGTGCCGTAATAATCTTGCAAAGAAAATTGACCAAAATTTATATCTTTTGTGGGATTATTAAATTTTTGTTTATATATATTATAAGTAAATTTCTGGTCATCTTCTTCACCATTTACGTTTGCTAATGCTCCAACTTCATAAACCATATCAATTTACCTCCAAGACACTTATTACAACTGTTAGCCGATTGGCAGTAGCTGCTGTACATTTCAATATTTCACCCTCTTCTAAAACAAGTGGGGCAGATAAAAACTCGACTGTAGCACTAGCTCCTACAGCTTTAACATGAAACAAACTGAACACGCTACTCCCACTAGTTAGCGTTACAGATAGCGTATCTGCATTGCCTGAGTCTTCGGAAGCTAAAAAAGATTTTACAATAGCCGTTGTCGCACCAGGAACAGTATATAATACGGTTGCATTGGTGGTTGTTAAGTCTAGCTTTGCGTTGCGAAATTTATTAGCCAAAAAACCAACTCACTGTTTGGGAATTATTTTCCGTTATTTGACTTTGAAAAGACGATGCAAAAAATGATGCTTGCTTTTCTAGCTCTATTGTATTGTTAAGCCTCGCCATATAATTATAGTCATACTCTTGAGGAGGAGTAGGAAGTCTTAAAACTGCTAATGGAGCACTCATCTTAAACTGTCCTTCTTTGAATCTATTCTAAAGTCACCCATTGACCACTCATCTTCTGTACCAGAACTATACACTTTCATGCTTATTTGTCGACCCTTTGCTCTCGTACTTAATTTTGTAGTGGTATTTGTAATAGTGAACGGTCCTTTTGTTACTGCCGTAGTTTGATTAGGATATTTTTTGGTTTGTAACTCTACAAATAAATTTGTGGTTGCAGACATAGTTACATCAGGAATAATTTTATCAACCAAATATAGATTGTCTCCATTTTCCGTTAGTTCTCTTGGAGAGCTTACTATAAAACTATTCATAGCAGCACCATCATCTGTTGTCCCTGTTTCGTGATTATACAAGAAACCTTCTTTGTCAAAAGCAAAAGGAACATTTCTAAATCCAAAGCTATCTGACCAACAAGTTCGAGGGAGCGACCCAGTTGACCAAACTTGATCTCCATAATTGAATGTCACATAGCTGTCATTTTCGGGATTAACAAAATCTGAATTATCTTCGCTTGGATAATACCATGTAATTTCCTTATGGGCCTTATTTATTCCCACAACTGCCTTATCCTGATAATTAAATCGCATTCTATCAAATACATAATATTCTACTGGGCAAGGAAGCTGGGTGACGACACCGTTATAACGATAGAAACCACGCTTGGCCATCCAGAAAATATCTCCGTCAACATTTATCATAGTATTAATTCCAGCAGCTCCAGTTCCAACACTGAGAAGCCTGAACGAGAAATCTAGTGGTGGTCCCACAAATGACATTCCGTAGATCGCTTCATCTGTAGATATAATTGTTTCTTCACGAGCAGAAATCATAGCAACAATTTTAGTTCCGATTTGCAGCCTCTGGTCACCTGCGTCATTGTTTTTAGTTAAACCCCAAATTGAAAAGCTTTCTATTTCCGACCATCGAACCAACATTGGATCTAATGTACCTGTAGTAGAGTCTGGTACAACAAAGCCATCTGCTCCACCACACACAAAATGCCGATCAGGGAAAGACACTGTCGACACCCTAGAAATTGTTGGCACAGATGTAGCGTCGGATTCATCAGATATTAATTCTGCTCTAGTTGTTACACCCTCAGATGTATCAAAATAATAAAGTGCTCCACCTCGCACCTGACATAAAACATCAGAATCCCAAAGATTTAGACTCCAACAAGAACTTTCCAAACCAACATTAGAAGCTGAAGCGGAACGAACTGTACCCCATGTGCTGTCACCCCAGGCTCCAACACCAAATCCAAGAGCAGGGTCAGCGGATTGTATTCCTAATCCATCAGCAGCACCAATTAGGTAATTAATAACAACAGCGTTTCCACCCCCTGCAGACACTGTAGATGTTGCTGCACTTGGAGCTGTGACCGTAAATGTATTTGTAGTTACTGCTGTTATTTGATAACCAGATCGTCTGTTAAGCGTATCCGCTGTAATTCCACCAGTCGCTGCAGCACCTTCAAAAACAACGAAGTCACCTTTTAACGCACCGTGACCAGTATCCGTTATAGTAATTGTTGTCGTAGTGTCAGCCGTTGTAATCGGATCTATTAATATTTGTGTAACAGTCACGCCACTATTATGAGCAGCAGCAGTTGTACTGTCAGCACCTCTAGTAGAGCCAGTCAATGTCAGTGTACTGATTGAAGTATATGTTATGACCTCTGTTCCAATAAGTACAGCTCCCGCTGCTTTAAAACCAGTGACACTTGTTAGATCAATTCCAGTTTCACTATCGTCCAAAGCTTCCGTTGTTGTTGTAGCTGCGTTTGTTTTGTCTCTGAGAGGTGTAATGTCAAACAATCCGCTGTCTTGAATTATATATAAGTGGTTGTGAGTTGAAACAACAATTCTGTCTATTCCGTCTTCATCAGACCGCCAAGAAAGCATTTTTCTCGCAATACCTTGAACAGATGTTGCTGAACTTGAAACTGTTCCGTCTGCATTTAATGAATTAAAAGTATCTTTTAGCCAACCACCAATCTTTGTCGGATAGCCATTACGAAACCGAACTAAGTCTGAATCTATCCAAAAAGGCCCAGCTTTGCCAGCAGCGTACTCTGTGATGTCTTTCACAATACCTGGTTGAAATTTTAATAATTGTAAGCTCATAAGTTCCGCATTCTTTCTACTAGACGTTTTGATCTTTCGCCAACTTGATTATACCACTTGCTGTCAACCATCTCATCCGCTGCCTTGTCCCACCGTCGAGCGTCAACATTTCTCTTCATACCTTGAAATGCTCTCATTCTTCCCAAACCCATATTAAACAACATATTCGCTATGATTTCTTGTACAGTCTCAGGAAGATCATCAAAGTCATCATACAACCTATAGCAATCTTTTTTCACGCTTTCTAAGTCTTTTTCAAAACATTCTTTTACACGATCTTCAGAAACAGCAGTTCCAACAGGCCGACCGTATTCGGGATCACTTTGCAAAATTAAATGCCCGATTCCGTGTGTGGGTAAATGGAGGTGATCCAGATAAATGACGTACTTACATCCCTCATCTATTTCGAGTTGTTTTCTTAATCTACTAATATCCATTTTACGAACCTTTAAAGAAAGTATCCACTTCTATCATAAGATCTTTTTTACTCTTTCGTCTATCTAATTCTATGCCATGAAAACGCATTTCTGTTTCCAACTCTGTTTTTGTCATAGAATTGTAATCAGGAACAATTGTTGTTTTGTCTGTCACCGTCACAGTAACAACATCAACAGGAGTTTCAATTATTTTCTCTATGACAGTATTCTCAACTTCTGTTCCGTTAATCATTGCAAGGGCTTCTGTTTTTGTCATGCTTGGTGTCGGAAGTGATCTGCCTCCTTTTACATATTTTAAATTATAAAGGTCTTCACCATTTTCATTCTTGCCAATAATAAACATTTCTACTGGAGCAGTAATCATTTTGTTAATCCTTTTGATTTTTCGTATGAACGTAAGCCCCCAATTCCAAGCATCCCACCCAAAACCGTGAGGAGGGTAGACATATCAAAAACAGGTAAATCAGGTAAATCTACTCCAGATGCTGTTAATACGAAAACTAAAATAGGTTGTAGTACAAAATGATATGCAAAAGCAATTCCAGATGTCCAACCGATAAATGGACGCCACCCACCTTTAAACAAACTGCCAGAAGCAGCTTCGGCCTTGTTGATCTCCAACTGAGAAAGTAATGCCTGTTGAGCGTGAGTATCAGACATCGTTGCAATCTCATGTGCAAGCTTTGCCTTTTGATCTTTGTCTTCAATAACCTTATCTAGGATACCAGTTACTGGACCTATAAGACTAGTTATTAAGCTCATTGTTTAAGCCTCGCTTTGCTCTAAGTTGATCTAAGTCTTTTGCTTTTGTACCGCCATCATATTCCCAAGCATAACCTCTATAAACCATTTCATTATTTATATTTGTTTCACCGCACAATATCCAACCAAGCATCCGTCCATACTTACCATCTTTTTCTGTCTTAACACGCAAACCAGAAGCTTTCCCGTCTTTTAATCTTCGAGTGAGAAAGTCTTTAGCCTCTAGACCCATAGCTTTTTCTTCGAGATCTCTAGTACGAGACTCAGGAGTATCTATCCCTGCTAACCGAACTCTTTCTTTTTTAGTTAGATCAAAGCCAAGGTCTATTAGAATATCAATTGTATCGCCATCAACTACTTTTACAATTTCCTTAATGGCATATTCATACATTTTACATCCGATACAGTATTGCTAACAGCAGAAGAATAATTGAAGTAGCAGACCCAACTGCCCAAGCTTCAATCCGCTTAACACGATTATACAAGTCTTTAAATTGAATACTGATTTCAGTCTCCAAAGCAACGACCCTTTTGTCGATTTCTGCAACCTCAGTCATGTTAGCTCCTACGCTTCTTGTGCTGCTTTGTAAGCTGCCTTAACTGCATCCGTCCATGATGCATTAGCTATGGCTTGTACGCTTGCATCCTCACCTGATATATCTGTAGCTGTGTGTGTCCAATTACCATCCGCATCTTCTGATGAGTTAAATGGTACAAGAGCATGACGATGAAAAGCGCGTGTAAGTTCGTTCTTAGAACCATCCGCTTGTTCTTCCCACACAACTGTTGCTTGTCGTACCTGTACTGCCCAAGTACTTACGACTTCTATCTTGTCGTATTCTATTGTTTTTGTTATGTCACCGTTTGCCATTTTTATCTCCTTTTTAGGCCGTCGCATATGTAAAATTAAAATATGTATCTGCACTACCTTTGTAGACATCAAAGTCATTGTGGCTCATAGTAATTGACCCACCTGCAGGAATTCTAGTAAACTTAATTGTTGTTGCATTTTTAGTAGGGATTGCAAAAAGACCACTAACAGAAGTAGCTAGATTAGTGTAATAACCAACTCCATTACCGTTAACATTAAACGTAGCAATATTGAGCGTTGTAAAAGGTAATCCAGAAACATCTCTTGCTGAACCTGTGCCTATAGCATTTATAGCTATATTAGCCCAAACAGTTACTTTGTTTCCAATCTTAGTATATGTACCAGACCTTGCATTATAACTTGTGTTTCCACCAAGAGAGGGTGTCCATGTACCTTCTTCATAATCGTCTAAGGTATTTGCTGCTGTATTACTCGTAGCTCCAAGCACAATGCCCTTGCCTGCTGTGGAAAAGAATATGTCACCTGTTTCAACATCAATGTCACCACCAGAAGTGATTGTTGCTCTTGCAGCAGCTGCTGTATAAAATATAAATTTATCGTCATTGTGGTCGTATTCAATCATACCTCTATCATTAGTAGTGTCAGAAAATCCTATACGTCCACCACCATCTGTTCCACTCGCAATGGTCATCCCATTATTGCCACTGGTTGTAC